GTCCTTGCTCTTGCTAACTCGGCAGGTGAGTTATACAAAGTCATATGGCTTGCCTCTGCTGATAGGGAGATATAACTCTCTGCTGTTGGGTCAGCCTTACCATGTCGGTTCTTCACTATGGCAACGCGATAAGCGTTTGCCTGTCCGTCTAGTGCAACACTAAGAACCAACTCTGGTAACGCTGCAACTTTACCCATCAACGCTTTGCGTGGAGCAGGATAGTTAGGTTTTGACATCTTCTCGTTCTCGGATACGTGATGTAAAACGATGAAGGCTGACTCGTATTCACGAGCCATATAGTGGAAGGCTGACATTGCATCACGTAATGCAGTCCATTCATTGTCGCTTGTTGAAGCGACATTCATTAAGTTGTCTACAAAGATTGCTTGTGGTGCAGAGCCGTGCAGTTCTATCCAAGCTTCTATTTCTTCTTCGATGTCTTGCAACGAAGGTGACGGATCAAAGTTGAATCGAACATGCCCTGCACCATCAGCGAGTGCATCTTCCAAAAGGACTGATGCATCAGAGTCCATCATCTTCTCGACCTGTGCAACTTCTTTCTCCATAAGGATTGCCCCTGCACGAGTGGCTATTGTTCGGGAGTCAGAGTCAGCCGAGAAGTAGAGTGACGGAATCTTAGATTGAATTGCGTACCACAGTGCAAGTAGTGTCTTACCACCACCAGGTTGTGCTGCTATCAAGTGCAACTGCGCTTGACGAAACACAACTTGTGACTGAGTAAGTTGAGGCAGAATCTCTGGGAGCATATGTCCAGCAGGAGATTCAACCCCCACTACTTGCAACAGTGAACGCATTGTTACTTAGCCCAGATAGTTTCTGCTTCAGTTGCACCTGGGGCAAAAGGCTTCGGTCCCTTAGCTGGGTCAAACCAACCAACGTAAGCCTTGCCAGCCTTGGAAGTACCCTTCTTCTTTGCGTACTTGCCACGACCGTCTGGTAGTGCTGGTGCATCTGGATGTCCATATGTCCACTCATTACCATAGCGATCCATGATTACTTCAATTGCTTGAGGTGTTGTACCTGTTGCAACTGGAGTTGGATTGAGTCCAGCATCCTTCAACATCTGCACTGCTGCATCTGCGTTAGGTGTGTATGCATTACCTGATGCACCGCCTGAGCGGTTATTCAGTGTTTGCTGTAGTGCAGCAGCATCAGCAATTGCTTCAACTGCTGCTGTTAGGTTGGCACGAAATTCACTCACGCTATTGCCACGCACAGTGAATAGGTCAGTTGAGTTCAACTTACCTGTATACGAGAACATAGATTCAGTCATCTAGTTCATCTCCTTTTCCTTTTCCCTGGATTTGTAATGGGAAATCTTTTCCTCCCATTGCAGGACATTGTGCCGTAAAACTGCACATCCTGCAGGAGTCACCAACTGATGGAGGGAACCAGCCCTCCCAAACGGCAGCATTCATTGCGCCAAATACATAATCAAAATAATCCATTGTCAGATGTGACAAGTCAATGAGTTCATCGAGCTCGCCTTTGCGAGTCATGAAGAAGGCTCCCCACTTAGGGCGGATGCCATAGATTCGTTCTATACCAGAGGCGTAAAGACCAGCCTGTATTGCGCCGAAAGGCGTCCTAGAACCTGTCTTGTAGTCAACGATAACAAGGTCTTCCCCTACCTTATAGATCGCATCAACAACCATGCGTACTGGTGTACCCCCGAAGTGTACATCAGCAGCCCATTCGATTCCAGGACGCCCATCAGGCATCGTAGCAATTTGCCAACCAGATTGTTTGTACCAGTTATAGTACGCCTCAACCTGCTTGAGACCATCGCTCTGCCAGAATGGTAGATCTTCCCCATCGGGACGCAAGGTGGTCTTACGTCCCGCTGTCTTCCATTCCGTGGATGGAATGCCTGTCTTTTGTTCTGTCTCCAGAACGGCGTCATTAAATACTTCCGCCCATTTAGTTGTCAAATCGATAGTCATCGGGGTTCCAATCTGGGTGATCTACTGGGGTTGGTGCTGTCATTGGTGAGCCACAGTTGGCGCAAAAAGAATCCAAGAACCACATGACCAGTTCGTAGTCCGAGAATACTGCTCTGATAACTTGGACGTTACTTCCGCAATTAATACACTCATTGCTTGGTACGCCACGTTGGTCAATCCCCTGTGGGTTGCTGTCGGTAGAGCTCATGGTTTAACCACTCCAACATTGAATGGACGGCGGAACCAGCAGCAAGATAGACTGCTGGCTTTTCTGGAACCATGGCTACCTTACTCAGATAATATTTCTGAGGGCAGGACTGCCACGTAGACAACTGACTAAAAGATCTATGAGGAGGAAGTTCATTCATACCAGAAGAATACCAGTCGTGACCAACATTACTTGGTAACGACACGCCTTTCTTTTTTACCAATAACTGATAGGGTTGAGGGGTGGTGGGAGGGAAAGGCTTGCCTGATGGCAAGCCGTGGTGAAAAAGGGAAATAAAAAAAGAGGGGGACAATTAAGTCCCCCTCTCCTTTTAGCCCTACCATTCTGGTGGAGCAACTGCGAGCGCATCCAGCGTGGCTATATTGATGCACCCGACTGCTGGTATGTCATAGCGATGCTGCAACCCTTTGAGCAATTCCTGCAGGGGAGCATCTAGCCGATCATCACCAGCAACATTAAGAGCTACACGTACTTGTGTAACCAATGGCGATCTTTCTTCTGGTTGTACTAGTGGTAAATATTTTTCAATCATTGGATTGCTTGTTCAGTGTCAATTGTTTGCAATTGCACTGTGACGATTCCACCAAACCCGCTCGCATAAGTGGGAGGTGCAGTCTGCTCGAACTGTATAGCGCGGATAACACAGACCCTCTCCTCCCCGCTAGAGAAGTCCTGGTAGAGAACTGCTCCGCCATTCTGCTCAATACGTTCAAGGTAGCTGACTCTGTCCCATGGGTTTGTAATTTGTGTGACACCGTTTGAATCTCTTTCTTCTTCATAGCAAAGCAATGGGACAGTAATAGTTCTTGATCTTAACGGTGCTGGTAATGCACGAATCTGCCAAGCTTCAAGCTCTGGTCCTTTAGTAGCATCAGTTGATTTTCTTGTGAAGCTAAACGTAATTTCAAAATGATCTGCTGGTTGAACAGAACCAGACAAACCAATTTCTACTGATTGACCAGTGGGAAGAGAACCAATGGCAATAGACTGGTTGGCTTGATCCACAAGTTCCATACCAAGAACTCCAGTGGAATCAGGCTGTGTAGATAGAGTTAAATTAACTGGCTGCTTTCTTTCAGCAGTTCCCCATCTAATCCATCCAGACTTTAGGTAACCAGATGTAGCCAACTCTGTTGCATGTTCTACCCATGTACCAGATGATGTGGTTATAAATTTACGCCCAGTTGTTCCAACAAACGCAACACCGTTTACAGAACCAGCATCTGTCGATAGATCAGATGCGTAGGCATAACCGTTATCAATTACGGTTGCTAAGTTAAGTCTCCATAATCCATAAGTTCCACCATAAGATACAGCTCTAGTCGCATAAACATACTCTTGGTCAAAAGCTATGTCTTTAACTTCATTTTCAATTGACAAAGGACCATAGGTAAATGATTGACCATCTGTTCCAATAGTTCCAACACGCAAACCTTTTGATGTGGCAAGAACTACATACTCATTAAGGTATGAACGTATTTGGTTTAATGTTTCACCACGTGGTAGTTCTGCAATAATGGTTGGTCCAACAATATTTGCTGTTGGTGATGCTGGATTAATTGTATACATTTGCACACGTGATACAGCACCTTGTGTATAGCCAACAACAATTGCACTAGGAAGTTCTGATATTGAATTAAATACTATAGATGTATTGGAAAGCGTAAACCTTACATCACCAGTAGCCATGGTATTTGGTGGGGTTGTTGGAGTTCTTGTTAATTCATAAACATGCATGTCGGCTGTATCGTGCATAACGCCAGCAACAATTCTATCTTTAACATAAGCAATAGATTGAACTGTTTGTGAAGTAACCCCAGCGTGTTTGTTATATAACTTAGTTACAGCCAGTGCTGTGCTTACCTGATAGATGCCATCATTAGCTCCAACTATTGCAAACGTTCCATCTGTTGTTAATGTCTGCGCTGTTGTTGATGTTCCTAGTGATGTAGATGTTGTTGATGTTCCATTATAGAATTTAACAGCACCACCAGAAATATAAAAAGTTCCACCAGATACAGTGGCAGGGCTACTTGCTGCAGATGTTGTTAGGTTTGTTGTTGCAGGCAGCAACGATAGCTGACCAATTTCCCAAGGGTTAATATTATTAGACTCATAAAATCTGTTTAGATCACTAGTATCAGCATCATAATATCTTTCGCCAGCACCATGATGCCATGATGTAGCAGAACGTAGCCACCAGTTAGTAAGAGATTGTTCACCAGTAGTTGAGCTCTGGTCAATACGTTCCTTCTGGTATGTCGTAGTGATACGACTGATACGGTTATTATCGGAGGCAGCAGATAGCCATGGTGTATTACCTATTGCATAGGACGCAGCAAAATCCTCACGTTGGTATCTAACCAACGCTGTAGGAATATTGGTACTAATAACAATAGGCAAATCGCCTTTAAGATATTTGTTGGTCGTTGCCACGATTTACCCCTACTTCTTAGACGGACAGTGCTGACAG